TTTGAATCAAACATGAGATTTACCGTGTGTTGTTTTATAACCTCCTTTAATCGTTCTACACCGCCATCATTGGCATCGGTTGTATGGAAGATTTTATATGGGATTCGCTCTTTTGCTAATTCCCATGTTTTCCATTTAACTATATCCCCACCTAAGGGGTATGGCCGATTACTTTTTTCTTCCCAATTAAACATGAGATATTGAAGTATTTTGAGGTCAGTTTCTGACGGATCCTTAAATCCAGTCATACCGTATCCTCCTAAGCTTTCTGGTATGTACCAGGGCATTTTGTACTTCTCTAATTTTTCTCTATGGAATTTGATAAAAAGTTGGTGTAATTGTTCTTTGATCTCCACTGGAGATCGTAACATCATTTCTCTGTATCTTGCTCCTATTGTTTTTTCATTTCCTTCTTCATCGACTTCTACGACTCCTCCTTGGGATTTCTTTATCCCCTTGACTAGTCCTAGGTTTATGAATGGTATTGGTTCAAAGAAACCATCCCGTAGAAAGAAATTCCGAGAATTTATCTGTACGAAGTTGGTGGATTCGAAGGTTTTCCCTATCGATTCTATAAATCCAACTTTGCCGATATTTTCTCTCCATTTATCTACGGTGAAGGAGTATGATCTAAAAGCAACATCATCACCATTAATTACCATCGGACACAGATCTAAAGGGATATCCCTTTCCTCTGCGTCTTCGAGAGTTTTCCTGACTATGGTTGCATTTATTATACAAAGTACAATAAAAGATGTTATTGATCCCATTAATTGTCCTATGGTCTGGTGTTCAGTGTGTGTTTTCTTTTGGTTAAAGGCTATTTCATGATTGACAAGACTGTCTACTAATAGACGTGTCCAGTCGTCATCTAGCCCGAAAACTTTTGCGATTTCACGTGCCACTGTTTCACTGACCCAACTATGGATGTTATCTGTTGCTGACTTGTAGTCACCAGATAAAAATGTGTCTCCAAAACCCAAATTAAATTGTTTGGTTAAATAAGTTTCGAGATTTTCCTCTAGTCCAGTCGGGCTTCCTATAAGCCGGAACACTGGGTGTTCCCGCATTATCCTATGACATGTCTTCTGAAGAAACCGAAGACAAGTCATTCTATAGGGGTTTGATTTTGTTATCACCCTGTAGGATAATGGTTCTGCGAGGACTACGGGGATTGCAATGTTTGGCGTCATTATGGCGACATCTTTACAATCCTTTAGGAATTTCTCTGTTTGTTTATCTAAACTATCATGTTGAAACACATCTTTTGGAAGCCCACCTAGGAGAGGTTCTTCCTCCTCCCAATATAGTGGTTCGTCTTCCTCATCGATAGTTATTAATGGTTTTAGTGTTTTATTATCCAGGATATCACCTCTTAAGGGTAAGAACCCACCAGGTTGACGATGTATGTCGAATTCATGAGTCTCTAGGATTGTTCCTACAGCCCCGGCTTCATCCCGATTATCTATATAATTGGCTGATGTTGATGGGAAGAATGAATCGTACATACCTTTTGTTAGCTCCTCTTTCGTATAACCTTCGAATATCTCTTGAGTTGTTCTCTTGAGTTCTTCGATTGTTAGAAAGTATTCGAGCCTGTCGACATTTTCTGGTTTTGGTTCTTTGTTGGTCATTTTCTCTATATATTGTCTTTTGGCCTCGGTCTTTTGATCAGGTTTTTCCATCCCCTTCTTGCTTGTTTGTATAGAAGTAAGGAAGGAAATGCATTCTTCGTAAGAATGCCTTGCAAAATATAGGTGGCAGAATCTGCCAGCTGGACCTTTAAAGATAAATTGAGGTTTATCATCCTGCTTAAATGGTTTTAACGGCATTGGTTGGTTTTGGAGAAACTTAATTCTTATTCCCCAGTAGGTAAAAAAGGCATTCAATTTATATTTGAATACTTGTACCCAGGGTATATCTGAGCAGAGGTCTTTATAGTGACCCCTCGTTTTCTCTATTTCACCACCAACCTCTCTATAACCGTAGAGTTTGAGAATAGTTAGCATATCTCTCAGATTATTTGTTATAATCTGATCGAGACTGAGATCTGGCTCCTTTTTGTTGGAGTCGGGCTTTGTCTTAGCACCATGG